ATTGCTCTGAGTCCATTAAAAAATCATCTTTGTCTTCCGCAATATTAGTAATTGGAACCCATTGCTTTTTTCCCTTCATAACTGTGATAAGCCCGCAGCCTTCTTGGGGGTACACACTGTCAAAATGTTCTTTTATTTCTGTATATAAATCCATTATATTCTTCTACTGCCTGGGAATCCTCCAAAAGGGAGAGCTTGCTTTGTTTCCAAATCTACAAGAGGAATTGTATTTTGATTTGCATTTGCACTTCCTCCTACATTTTTAAACTGATAACGACTTTTACAAGACTTTAGTATTTTACCACACTGGTCTCCCCGAGTCCAATAAGTAGAAGAATCTGTTGGGGGAGTTGCAGTACTTGATATAACTACTCTATAAATTGTAGAAGTTGCTGAAAAATCAAAAGTAGCATCATTTTTCTGTAGTGCATCTGAAACTGGGTGAATCACATAATCGTTTCTTTTTGAATCTGTTGCATGAGTTGAGTACGTTTCTCCAGAAACCCAAGGTTCATACACTCTTACTTGTTGCCAAGCACTATTAGTGCTAGAAGGAACTGTAGTATTAGAGTCAGTTTCAGATCTCCAATAGCTATAGCCCCCGGAACCATCGGATAAAGCAACTAAAGCATTTTGTGCAAAAGAACTACTAGTATCTCCTGGGTGTGTTTTTCCAGATAATATATTGCCTGGGCTACTTGCATTATGAATTAAGTATTTCCATACTATTGGTTCATCAAGCTCGGTAAAATAAACATAGTATTTTCTTTGCGTTCCCTCATCATCAATAATAAACTCTCCATTTACTTGCCAAGAGCAAGCCCCTGAAGAGGGCGTTAAACTTACTCCTTGGTATACCCAAGGACAGTACTTACCTATTACCTGTCTATTAGGCAGAGTAATACCTTGTAAATCAAAAGGGTTTGCTAACTCAAATATAATTGCATCTTCTGTTCTAGTTTTTATTCTATCAATTATATATGTTCTTTTTGGGTATTCTACGACTGCTTTAGTACTTACTGTTGCTGGATCAATCGTTAGGTATTTTTCTAAAGTTTGTCTTTTCGTTATTCTTCTACCAACTAAATTATCAATTGAAAAATCAACAAGACCTGAAGTACCCCCATCATCACCATTTTGAAAGGTCGATGAAGCACGAATAATTGACTCAACATTTCCAATAGTAATTGTAGGCCTATTTTGTACTCCTTCAGTATTTATTTCAAAGTCGCTCATTTCCATTGGAAGAGCATAATAAGTATTACCATCAAATACTATAGGAGAAAAATCTGTGTCTGTAATACCTGCACCTGTAATTGTCATCCCAACATGTAAAGTGGTATTATTATTCAGAACTATAGTATTATTAGCGGGATTTCCCCCAGCAACAGTTTTTGTAACAGTAACATCTGATCCTGCTGAATCTAGCCCTTTGAAAGTAAGTGTTGTGCCATTAGATAGATTTTGAGAACTATTTAGTGTAATTGTGCTTCCATCTATTTTTGTAATTCGTACAGAAGCTGCTAAGCCAGGGTGAAAAAATAAAGTTGTAGATGAGTCATACTCAAGTTCATATACAGAAACTATAGGGCTGGCTATTTCTAAAGATTGCAGCTCGGAGGCTAGTAAATTGGGATTGCTCATACTCCATAGACCCTTTTAAAGTTGGCATTTACATTGTAATGAGATCCATAAATGTACTGAACAGACCAAGTTAAACAAACAACACGGATACTAGTTACAGCATTTCCATCACTATCATTAGTAGAACTATTTATGTCAGGGTATGTAAATATAAAACTAGTTACGCCTGCCTTATCATCAAAAAACTTAACTATATCATCTGCATCTGCTTTGTCTCTGTTTTTAAATTGCATTGCAAAAGTTTGTTCAATATTATTTATCCCCTTTCTGCCCCTCTGCTCATATCCGTCGCCAAATTTTGCGGTTTTTACAGCAGGAGTCATATTTCTTTGGAAATCGTTATCAGGCCTAATAGTTCTAGTAGCTATATTTGTACCTGAAATTTCAAATCCTATATCTGCCATTATGCCACTCCATAGGGACTAAGGATGCCCCCGTTACGTTTTTGATTGAGTAATTCTTCTTGTACTAAGTCCGCTAATCTATCCCCTAGTCTGGCTGCTTCTTGAGAATCACTTTCTGAGCTTGTTTTAGCTCCGCCATTATTATCTATATTTACTGTTATTCCTACATTATTTTGTTGAGCACCGCCCCCTTTCATCATGACAGGAATACTTCGCCCATCTGGTAAGGGCACAACTGCTTCATCTCCATGCAATACTGCAGGAAAACCAGACTCTGGTCCAGATACTACCCCACCACGAGCGTATCTAGGAATTCTGCCGCTCTTTGCGGTTGCTTCGGGGGTAGGTACACCAGTAGTAGCTGCGGAATACACCTGGAAACCTTTTGCAATCACCTCAAAGAACCCAGCTATTGCACTTCCTCCTCCCCCGCCTTCTTCAAGTGCTCTTGCAAGAGCTCTCATACCCGTTCTCAAGTCAAAAACTCCCTTGTTAAACATAGAACCAAAATCTTTTGTGTGTGTTACAAGAGACTCTGAGAATATTGTTGTGCCGATATCTGTGGCGTCACTGTTTCCATCAACCGATCGTGAAGTTCGTATTAGTGCAGTTTCCAATGTGTTTCCTTCTATAGAAGGAGTTAATTGCATGACAATAGGCTCGGTGCCTGGGGCACCTGTTTCTGTTCCTGTTCCTAAATCACCTGCGGGTACGCGTCTATTGAAGCCCTCCTGAATAGCGTTTGTTATCTTTTCTACTACATCTTCTTTCTTCTCCTCTCCTGGTTCAGTATGACAGATACAGGCTTCAAGAGCTTTATGTATTTCTTGTGCTATTCCCGCTGCATTTTCTACGTGTACTTTAAGGCCTCCAGGCTCGTTCAAAGTTTGTACCACCGCCGTCAGCTTCTTTTCCATATCTTCGGTGCTTGGTACTGGCGGGCGATGCGGAGACATCTCCGTAACTCTAAGTGTTTTGGTCCCGCCCGCAAGGGCAAATTCATCTAATGCTGCCGTAGTACCCGCTTGGCCCGGTAATGTTACAAAAGGAGCTAAAAATGTATTTTTCAAAGCTGAATTGAGAGCTCCCATGATACTTTCAGCTATTCCTAAAGAAAAAGTATCAATCATTGAATCTACTACACTTTTTAAAAGGCCCAGAACAGCTTGTTTAATACTAGACTGTTCACCTTTTAGTATCGATGCAATATTTTTAGACAAGCCGGTACCAAGAGTATCTATACCCGCATCAAAAACTCTCTGATCTAATCGTGCTTTTCGTTCTGCTATCAGAAGATTATCTTTTGCGAGCTGTTGTTGCGCTTCTAAGTTTTCTATTGTCTCCGCGTCTTGTTGTATTTCTTTATCTTTTCCTAGATTGATTTTGTCTTGTATACTTTTAAGTTTCTCTTCAAGTTTAAGTATTTTTTTCTTTCGATCTATAACGGCTAGCTCTATTGAAGACCTACCTAAGGACTCTCGTACAAGGGCGCTTTCTGCTCTTAGCAAAGCTGAAGCATTTCCTATTTCAACCTTATGAATTTTTTGTAAGAGAGTTAGCATTTCAGTTGCTTTGTCTATTCTCTTTTGAAAACCTTCAGCACCTACTGCCCCTTCCGCCTTTTGAAATTCTTTAAGCTCTTTTATAAGACCACTAACAGAAGTTTGATACTGTCCTATACCTGAAACTTGTTCTCGATAGCTCGCACTTAGGTCACTATACGATCTTCTAGTATCTGCAGCAAGGGCTCCGAATCTACTTATTTCTTTTCCAGCCTCTATAAGAATTTGTATATCAGAAGGAGTTAGTATTTTAGTGAAATCCTCGTCTGTTGCTCCCTTAAGTTTATCAAGCACCTTTTTATACTTCTGCTCTGCCTCTGTTAAAGGCCTTGAAAGACCTGCAAAGAAAATAGTCAAATCATTAAAAGTTCTCTTTACTTCATTTAGTATAACTGTTGATTCGTCGAACCCGGCGCTAAATTTCTTTTGAAAAGTCAGATAATCGCTTTGTTTCTTTTCAAGTAAATCAATTTGTTTTGTGAGCTTATCATATGCTTCTATCTGCTCGTCTGTCCTTGGAATTATTTGCGAAAGATCCCCACCTTGTGCTATTCCTCCATATACCATAGAGCTTGCAAATTTCTCTATGAAACTTTGATTAGGGTCCGTTAGTTGTGCACCAATAATTTCCGGAATCTCAGCTAGCTCTTTCTGAAGGCTTTTTAATTTATTTGCGTCTTCGTCAGTAAAAATCTCTACGCCTCTTCGCTCTTGAGCGAATTCCAGGTCTCTCATTTCTCGAAGTAGAGTAAGAGCTCCTTTTATTTTTGCAGTTGTTTGTCCTATCCTTAATCCTATTGCCGAAAAACTTGATAGAGTATTTTCTCCCATTTCTTTTTGGACGTCATTAAACTTTACAAACTCAGAGTTTAAGGTTTTCATAGCACTTATGGAAGTATTTGCATCCTCTTGAATTAAGAGAACTGCTCTACTCTCACTAATAACTCCCAAAAATTTACCAAGTTCCATGCCTAAATCTTTTAATAATAAGCCAAGCCCTATAAGCCCGAGTCCTTTAAATATAAGATTTATACCTTTTCCCATTACTGCAAAAGCACCTTGAATTGATGCTGCTGCTTTTTTAAATCTAAGTTCCCATCTCTTTGCAGATCTATCTGCTGCATTTGCTGCTTTTTCAAATTGTAAAGCCGAATAATCCACAAACCCTTTTGTATCTCTTTTCATTGCTTCAAGGGAGGCTCTATATATTTTTTTATTATCCTCACTCATTTTTGTTATGACGCCTTTATTTAGTTTTGCGTCTCTTAAAGCTGCACTCAGTTGTCTGCCTGATAAAACTTCTCCTCTTCGAAGTGCGTCCCCTCCTTTTCCTCCGCCTGTTTTTGGGATTACACTCTGAGCAGCTTTTCCAGGACCTCCCTCTAACGCTTCTATTTTTTTTGCTTGCAGTTCCAGCTCTTTCATTTCTCTAGTAGTTTCTTCAAAGGCCTTAGATGCTTTGTCTGCGGCCTCTCTAGAAGTTTCTGCAAAATCATTTAATCCTGGAATAATTGACTTAACTATAGGCACGGCTAAAAATGCCATAGCAACGGATAAAGACTGTATATTTCTTGTAAAAAACTCTGCGGCAGGTTCGGATATTGCATTTGTATATCTTTTAATATCTTTCAACACATTATCAAATGCTACACCTAAACGAGCAATACTATTTGCTTGAACATCCGTAACTTTTGAAACTCTATTAAACTTTTCTTCTAGTTGGTCTTGAACATCATTAAATACCGCTTGTTTTCTTTCAAATTTTGTTAGTTCGTCTGCTCTTTTTCCAAGTTTTGATGCATATGCTTCTGTAGCATCAGCAAGACGTAGTGTAATACCTAATTCGTCTAAGAGTTCTGGCTCGGCTTTTGTTACACCTCGAACAAGACGATTAAAAGAATCTGTTACATCTCTTCCTAGTATTTTTGATAGATTTCCTGCTCCTGCTGCAAGTGCTTCTATTTGACCAGACCCTAAGCCAGAAGCAACACCTATTGATGCCGCTTCAGCAGCAGCTTGAAAATTAAGCATTTCTCCTGACGCTGCTTGTATATCTCTAGTAAGAGTTTGCATTCCTACACCGGTTGCAGCTGTAAATGCAAGCTGAGAGTCCTGAGTTACACGAAAATCAGCAGCAGTTTTCAAAAACTGAAAAGCTGCTGTAATAGCAAAGACATTAGAAGCAAGAACTGCATAAGCAGGAACTAATCCTCCTGTTATACCTTGTGACATTTTCGAAAACTGCTTGGTACCGTTAGCAGTCATATTTGCCGTACCTTTTAAGTTACGGTCAGCAGTTCTACTAGACTTTCCTAGCCTTGTGGTAGCTACTCCTGCGTCATCAAGAGCAAGGCCTAATTTTTTAGCACTAACAGCCACTTTCTGCATGGAGCCGCCATCAGAAGTTTGAATGTCAATAAATACTGTATCTTTTTTTGCCATTAGCCTTTTACATTATGAGTGTAAGTCTTACCACTCGCTTGCTGACGTTTTCTATCTTCAGCCTTTCGTTTTCGCTCTGATTCTTCTGCTCTATGATTTACTATTACACCTTCATACATTTTCATAAAGTATAAAATTACTTTTGGTTCGTCTATCTCAAACAGTTTAAATAGAGTATCTATATGGCTCCAGTCCTTTCCCATATAAGATCCTGACATACCTTCCCACCTGTCAGATAGGTAGCTATATACAAAAAATGCCACTTGAACCTCTGCAGGAAATGCAGACGCTTCGAGTGGCATTCTTTCGGGATCTGGCTCTTCGCCTAACTGTTCACAGATACGTAAATACTTTTCAACATCAATAGAAGATGATTCTTTTACATATCTTTCAAGTAGTGATTTTACCTCTCCTACTTGTTCCCAGTAAAATTTTCTAGGTCACCTACTGTTTCTGTAACCCAGGTGTCAAAATCTGCAGCGTTCTTCATAAGCAACTCTGCATTATCATTTGTCCAAGGTAGTTCATCATCGGGATCAAAGGAAGAGACATCAACCAAAAGAAGCTCTTCTAAGTATCGATATTTTAGTCCTTTCCACCCCTTGATAACTGATTTGCAATATTCAACAAGAAATTTATCCTCTTCCAGTTCTTCTTCTAGCTGTCGAGTCTTTTTGTTCCATTTATTAGTTAAACAGCGTTTTCTTAGTTTAACTAACTCTTCTCTTGCTAGGTAGCACAGATCAACTGTCATTCCTGAGTAGCCAGGAAAGTCACAAGATACTGTTTTACTTGGAGTCATAAGACTCGCTAACGATACTGGCTCTTTCTTTGGTGGTGCTGTTTGTGTCATGCGAATAAATCCCTATTTAAAAATTAAATTATACGGTATAAGAGACGAAATGTCAAGAATTATTTTTGGGCGGGTGATAAGTGAAGGGGCCGAAGCCCCTTACTTATTATGAATACGTGGCTGGTGCGTAGTATTCGATGTTGGTTAGTTCGTTTGCAGTACCAAAGTCTGCGGGTAATGCGTGGAAGTTACTTTCGAGTGAGATTACATCTTCTATCTGGTGAGAAGGTACTTCGAAGTGAACATTCGGCATTGTAATTACCAACGAAGGTGTTCCTGCTTGTGCAGATCCACCAATCTTTAGTGTAACGGCAAACTTGTTTACAACCTGAGACATAGCAGCTGTAGATACAAGATCATTAAAGAACTGTCGAGAAGTTCCTGAAGTCTTGTCCGAGTCACTTAATGTTAGATAGCAAGTTGCTGATCCAGTAACATTACGTGCTCCTGTTACGTGCTCCAACGGCTTGTTTACAAATCCTAATTCATCAGGTACAAGGTAC